TCGCAGCAATCTAATCTCAAACCCTACAAACTGCACAAACCAGATGGCCGTATTGTCGGCCCAACCAAGGTCAAATACAGCATGAACCGGCTTGATTGGGTCATATGGGACGCGAGTAATCCTACCCTCTAAGTCTGCCATCGTAATTTCGTTGGCGAACACGGCGCCATCCACAGTCTTACGGCAGATGCCTTCCCACACGGTGTTATAGGCCTCAAGGTCTCGCACTTGGAGGTTATCTTTTTCCTCCCGCAAGGTCATAGGAAACCAGGGATTATCGCGCCAGGTAATCTTTTGGACTATTGCGTTACTAGGCGGCGAGACCACAAACCTCTGATAGGTGTCATCGGTCTCAAGTTCCGGGTTAAAAGTAATCCAAATCTCAGAGTTGTCTTTACGAATGGTAGGGATTAGGACATTCCAGCTGGATTTGGAAACAGTCTGCGCCTCCTCAACCCAGCAAATATCCACGCCCTCAAAGGATTTGACATTCGTAATGTTGTTTTTTAGGCCAATAAAGAAAAACTCTGACCCATTCTTACCTTTAATGCTGGTCTGGGTTACCTCGTAAAAGGTTTGGAGGCCAAGACTGTCAATTTGGTCAGTAAGCAGCTTATGGACAGAATCCTTAATTGAGACCTGAAACTCACGGGCGCAAAGGATGCGCATTGGCTCCTTGGCTGCCTTGATCAAGAGCGCCCTAGCAACTCCCCAGGATTTAGCGCCACCGCGCCCACCGTAAAGAATCTTGTATCGTTTGGGCTCAAACAAAAAAGCCAGTTTTACGGGGAACTCTGCGTTAGCGACTACTTTGTCTAAAGTCTCAAGCATCTTGGGGTTTTACAAACATGACCTGGATGCCAGATAAGAGCGGAGTTCCATCGGCGTTTTCCATCTGGGTGGTTTGAACTGCCTTGCCATCGAGCCGGTCAATAACTTCTTTGACGGCCCAGGCCTCGCCTTGTTCGGCTTGTGTAATCAACTGCTTAACAATGTTTTCCAGCTTTTGGGGTTCTTGCGTTAAGACCTTTCTCAGCTTGTCATAAAACATTTTGCCTTTTACAGCATTAGTATTTCCTATCGGTGCGGCCATAATGATTAACTCAATCAATAAGTTCCTATTAGGTAATAATAAATCGTTTCTTGTTGTTTGTGTTAATGTTATTTGGTAAACTGTTTATAGAAAGTTAAGTATGTCGAATCAGATGGAATTTATTAAGTTAGTTCGTTCAGCGGAAGTTAGTCTTACAGGAAAGCGGTTTTGTGCCAGTTGTCAGTCGATGCAGTCAGCTGAGTTGGGCGCAATGACAAAAGGTAAGCGGGTCAATCGGTGGCAATGTGTAAGTTGTAATAACAGAAGCAGTAGGCGTTTATACGAAAAAAGGGGAAAAGTATGATTATTAAATCAGAGTTCTGGCATATCCTACAAAAGCATATTGCCTTGAGAAAGGGTCAAAATGAACGCAAATGAAATGGCAGATGACCTGGATAAATTTGGCCAGCTGTTTAAGGATGTGGCTTTTATGCTACGCCAACAGGCTGACCGGATAGTGGCTTTAGAGCAAAAACATAAAGAGGCATTTGATTACATAGAGAAATTGTTAAAAGAGAGGCAAATATGAAAAGAATCGTCTTTTACTGTGGCGTTAATGTAGAAACTGGTGACGCTTATGTCCGTAATGCTCCAGAATATCTCGGCATGACCAATGAGGAACGGTTTAAGGCCCTTTCCTCAATCGTGACCGAGTTGTGCCAGGAGTTGAGGTTTGTCCATAGCCAAATTAATAGCCAAGAAACTTCATCAAAGGATCAAGACTTTCTTCGGTAAATTTTTCCCCGTGGTGCGCAACTTGCATAGACCTAGCAATATTGGCCTCGGTCTTACCGGATTTGCGCATTCTTTGGAATGTTTTTGGAAACAGTAATTCTGCTGGCGCGCCCACAATTTCACCGCTTTTTGCCTGTAAACCGCCCAAATATTGGCCTGGTATACCCATCGAATAAGACCCGTGCTTAAACTCAGGAACGATAGGGCCAACTCCAGGCTGCGCAATAAATATTGCCCGACCAGCCTCTCCCTGAGTTAGTCTTGGATCGCTCATAACCTTGGCAGTGTCTTCCCAGCGCGGGAAACCTTGGTCTCTGAATTTGGCCATACTCATGTTTTCAACGATTGCCTTACGCAGCTGACCATCTTTAGAGATGATTTCATAGATATTGGGCGAATCTACCCCAGCAAAATCTTTAAATGGGTATCTGCGCTCTCCTGATTCTGGGTCTTTAATCCAAGTATTACGCACGGCATCGCGCAATTCTTTATAGGCCTGTTTGGTTATTGGTAGGTTTGGAAGCTGGCCAATCATGCCCTCGGCCATATGGTGGCTAAAGTTAATGCCCTGGGGGCTCATTCCTACAAATATTCCAAGTGCGTCATCGCCTTTGTCGGCAAACATCCGCAAGTTTTCAGTTTTGCTTGATGCTGCAGCCGGCTCAGATGCCCAAGCTACGCCCTGTTTAACATTGGGCTCAATCTGCATAAATTCAAACCCGCCTTGGCGGTCAACAGATTTACGCAAGGGAATGCCGGAAATTTGTTTAACTGTTCCGCCAGTTCCAGATAAATCACCCATTACAGGGACAAAAGTTTTATCTAAAAGGGACTCTGGGTTGATTCCTATTTGATTAATTTTGACCAATCCTGGCGTATCAACAACCACATCACCGGCCAATCGCATTTCTTCGCGCTGCCGGACGGCTCGGTTAGCTAGGGATTTCTCAAATCTGGTTACTGCTGACTTTTCTGCAGGGGTCAGGTCACCGCGCCCAGGGTAAAGTAATTCCCTGATTGGTATGCCGCCGACATTTGCGCCGCGCTTAAACGCGCCCAAGGCAGCAGCTGGCGCTGATCCGCTTGTAGCCATCCCACCGCCGGCAACATTGGTTGCAACATTAATTGCCTCAAGCGGGGTAATTTCTTCGCCCTCTAAGGCCCTACGAGGGGTCTCTATGGCTTTAACGATGTCTACTAGGAACTGGGGCGCAATCCAATCCTTGTAATTGATTCCAGGGCCTAATACTGAGCCGCGCTCAGATGGCAAACTGCCCCGCGGACGGGGCAAAATCGAGAGCCGCTCTACATTGGGATCGAATATATCTGACAACCGGGCCATTATTTTTTCTTCTTTTTAGCTTTTGCCTCGCGCTGGACTGAGTATGCAATTGCTACTGCCTGCTTGGGTTTTTTTCCCGCAGAAATTTCAGTTTTAATATTTTTCTGTAAGGCTGCTTTGCCGATGTCTTTAATGAGAGGCATGATTATTTCTTCTTCGCAGTTTTGGCCGATTCTTTAAAAGCCTTGGCAGTTGGCGCGCCCTTGCTGCCTGGGGTTCTCATCTTTTCTGGGGTCTTGCCGGCGGCCTTTTGGCGCTCGATCCGCTCCCGTTTAGCATGAATATTGGCATAGAGTCCCGGTTTAGTAGCCATGATTAACAGTTCCAGTTTTTAAGTGATGCTGCCTTACGAGTAGGCCTGCCCTTTTCGTCTTTCATGGGGCCAGGCATACCGCTCATCCGCGCGCAAAAAGACTTTTTACGGCCTTCGTCAGCTTTTGTTTTAGGGTTTGGAGCAGGTGCTTTAAGGTTTGAATTATTTTTTGCATTGTATGCCGCCCTTCCTTTAGCGGTCATGCCCGCGCCCTTTTCGGTTGGGTTGTAATTTTTACCCTTACCGGTAGTGGTGCGAGCAATAGGTTTGTTAGTGGTTTTTGGCATGATCTTCCTCGATGAAACAAACATCTTTCCAAGACATTACAAGCAATTCTTCCCCGTCAATCTCTACGCGGGGATAAGATAAATAGTCTTCCGCACCGCCAAATCGGATGCGCTGCCCTATTTCTATGGGATTGGGGATCAACTTGCCTTTTTTGTTTCTTTCGCCAGGCCCCACGGCCAAAACCTCCCCAATATTGGGAAGTTCGTCCATAACCACATGGATAAGCTGGCTTTTAACTCGCTCAATCGGTCTTACGACAATTCGATCACGCAATGGTCTTAGCATTTTTCCTAACCTTTTTGGGTGCTGGAGTGGAT